AAAAAAGGGCGAGGCTTCATTAGATTTGATAACAGATTATAGAAATATCAACGCACAATCAACAATTGGGTATAGATTTGCAAGTATGGACAACGTACAAACCGATAGAACTGCACAAACAGTTGAACTTGTAATTTATAAAAATGATTACGAAAAATTCGATATTAAAGGAGCTACAAATTATTTAATTTATACAACAAGTACTGATAATTTAAATGACTTAATTTTAAGTATTGATATTCCATATAATAGCGGAATAGATAGAACAGATTTAATCGGAATAGATTTTTACAGGGATGGTGCTATTGAAGTAACTGAAAATATAACCTTTTTACAAACAGAAATATGATACGAGAAATTTTAGATTTATTAGCACTCGATGAACACTACGGACAAAGTGAAATTATTGAAATTGCAAAGGGGAAAAATCAAATTCCAAAAACATTTAAAAAAGCACTTAAACAAATAAAAAGACAATGGAAAATAAGGTAGTTAATTTACAGGTAAACGACAATTTAGAAGAAACTACAAAAGCAGTTGGTTCTTTAAAAAGCCAACTTCGACAAGCCCAAAACGAAGTAACAGCACTGTCCGATAAATTTGGAGCAACCTCAAGGGAGGCAATCGAAGCAGCGAAAAGAGCGGGGGAACTTAAAGACAAAATTGGAGACGCAAAAGCCTTAACCGAAGCTTTTAATCCTGATGCTAAATTCAAGTCTTTAAGTGCATCGTTAACGGGTGTAGCGGGTGGTTTTTCAGTTGTAACGGGGGCAATGGGTGCGTTTGGTAGTAATTCCAAAGCAGTTGAGGAGCAACTTTTAAAAGTTCAATCCGCTATGGCAATGGCTTCAGGATTGCAAGCTGTTGGCGAAAGCATCGATTCATTTAAACAATTGGGAGCGGTGTTAAAAAGCACCTCAGTTGTTCAAGGTATTTTGTCCGCTGCAACCGCAACTTATACGTTTGTAACGGGTGCAGCTACTACAGGAATGAAGTTGTTTAGAGCTGCTTTAATTGGTACAGGAATAGGGGCGTTAGTAGTTGGAGTTGGTTTACTTATTGCGAACTTTGATAAGGTAAAAGCTACAATTATGAACCTTATACCAGGACTTGCAAAGGTAGGGGGTTTTATAGGTGGGATTGTTAATTCAATTACTGATTTTGTTGGTGCGACCTCAGACGCTTCAAGAGCCTTAGACAAACTTAAAAGCGATGCCGATAACACATTATCGGTTAATAAAAAGTTTATGCAGGAACACGGTGACCAAGTGGACGCATATACTAAAAAGAAAATGGATGCCAAAGACGCTTATGCCAATGCAGTCAAAGAGGATGGAGCTGATCAAGTGGCACTTGCGAATAAATTAAATAGAGAATTAGCAGCAATTGAATTTTCAAGAGGCGACGAAAAAAGAAAAATTCAAAAAGATGCAAACGATAAGGCGAATGCCGATAAAAAAGCCGATAATGAGAAAGCAATTGCGGAAGAATTAGCAAATCAAACTAAATTTGATGAAGAAACAAAAACAGGTTTAGAAATATTAAATAAAGCTAAGTTAGATAAGGATATAGAGGATTCTGTAAATAAAAGGAATTTATTAGATGAACAAATAGCATTATTAAACGAGGGTGTCGAAGCCGAGCAACAAGCAGAAACGAGAATAACCGAAAATACAAAAGCACACTCAGAGTCAAGAGTGAAATTATCTGAAGCGGAAGCAGCTGCAAAAACAGCCCTATTTCAAAAAACAAGTCAAACGTTAATGGCGGGTGCGGATTTGTTAGGTAAGAACACGGCAGCAGGTAAATCTATGGCGGTTGCTGCTGCGTTAATTAATACTTACCAAGGTATCACAGCCGAACTTGCAACTAAGACCGTTACACCGTTTGAAATAGGTTTAAAAGTGGCGAACGTTGCAATTATAGCAGCGACTGGTTTTAAAGCTGTTAAAAATATACTATCCGTTCCAGTTCCAGGTGGTGGTGGTGGTGGTGCCTCACCAAGTACGGGAGGTATGACTCCAAGCGCACCACAATTTAATGTTATAGGTGCGAGTGGTCAAAATCAAATAGCTGGCGCAATTGGAAATAATGAAGCAAAACCGATTCAAGCGTACGTTGTAGCGGGTGCAGTTACTACTGGTCAAGCCTTAAATCGTAACATTATATCCAATGCTTCGATGGGTTAAATGTTAATATTATGTTAAAGCAAATTTAAGAACCCACAGAAACAGTGGGTTTTTGAATAAAAAAAACTTTTTTTCTATACCCCCCCTCAGATTTCAAACATTTTTTTTAGGGGGGGGGGTCTAAAACCCTATTATTTTATATAATAAAAAAAAAAAATTATTATATATATAGTATATAGAGTAATTATTATGCTTATTTAGACTAAATAAAAATAAGTAATATAAATAAACTTGGATTTTTTCGTAACAAAACTATAAAAATTTCGTATAGTAAATATGACAAATGTATTTGAACTTATTTTGGACGAAAACAGCGAGGGCGTATTTGCTATTTCGTTGGTAGATAAACCCGCAACCAAGAGCAATTGGGTTGCGTTTTCTGAATTGCAAAAAATGGAGTTTAAAGAAGTTGAAGGAAGTCGTAACCTTTTAATGGGTGCTGTTCTTATTCCTGATTTACTTATTGACAGAATGGGTGCGGATGGTAAAATATTTCAAGTTTTCTTAAGTGGTGAAACAATCCAAAAAACGGCCTATAAATTTATGAAGGACGGCAACCAAGGAGAATCCACTTTACAACATAAAACAAAGGTAAAAGACGTTACGGTTGTAGAAACTTGGTTAAAGGAGGATATGGTTCACGATAAAAGTGTAATGCAAGGATTTGATTATCCTTTAAATACTTGGGTGGCAGTTTTGTCAGTTGAAAATGAAGACATAAGAGAAAAAATAAAAAGTGGTGAAATCAAAGGATTTTCTATTGAAGGAATCTTTAATGACAAGCCTAAAAATAAAACAACTAAGGAGTTGTTGAGTGAGCATTTTAATAATAAATAAATTTAACAAATGAAACAAGATTTTAAAAAGCCTTGGAATAAGATTTTACACAAGTTTGGTGTTGAGGTCAATTTTGAGCAAATGAAACTTGCAGACGGTGTAACCGTTTTAGAAGCGGAAGCGTTTGAGGCTGGTTATTCGGTTGGAATCGTAACACCTGAAGGAATTGTTCCTGCTCCAGTTGGGGAACACGAAACGGTGGACGGTCAAATTATCGTTGTAGAAGTTGAAGGGCAAATTAAAGAGGTAAAGGCAAAAGATGCTGAAACGCCTGAAGAAGAAATTTCAGAGCCTGCAGAGCAAATGGGAGCAACCCCAAAGAAAACAGTTGAAACAGTTTCAAAAGAAACATTTTTCGCTGAAATGGGAGCATCTTTAAAAGTAGAATTTGAGGCACAATTGCAAGAATTGAAATCTGAAATTGAAACTTTAAAAGTTGAACTTTCAGAAGCTGGAGCAAAAGCAATCGTTCCAAATCCAGAAGCTAAGGCAAAAGACATTACAGAAATGTCTGCTTTAGAAAAACACAGACTTTTTAGAAAATCATTATAAACAAATTAAATAAATAAATTATGGCAATTTCGTACACAGCGGTAGACATTAGAGGTAAGGCAGTTGAGCCTATCTTAGAAGAAGTGTTATTTGCAAACAAAACAGTATCTGACAATTATGTAACGGTTAATACCGACATCAAAGCAGGGACAATTTTCACGGAAGCTTCTGTTTCTGTAACTGCACAATTATACACGGGTGCAGCGCTTTCAAATAGTGGGTCAATGACTGTTACCGACAGAATCATTACACCAACTAAATTAGAGTACAAACAAACATTTTTACAAGAGTCTTTGAGAACTGGTAGATTTGGACGTTCAATGACACCTTCAGCTTGGAATATTGAATCTAGTGAGTTCGCTTCAACTGTTTTGGCACAGTATGGTCCAAACGTTTCAGAGGATATGGAAAACATATTTTGGGGTGGAATTACAGCAGCTACAAAAACGGCAATCGCTGGCTTGACTCCAGGAGCTGGGCAAGGAGCTATAACTGCTGCAACTCAAACGGCTGTAGCTGGTTTGACTGCTGGATTAGTTGATGGAGTTTTTGCTAAAGTTCTTTATGATAACGCTGCTTTAGGTGGATATATTAAAGTAACAGGAACAACTGTAACGGCTGCTAATATCGCTTCACAATGTGCGCTTATTTATGCTGCTATTCCTGCTGAAATTTTAGCTGATACTACTTCTCCTGTTAAAATCTATGCACCACGTGCTTGGAGACAATTTGCAAGAATTGCAAACAATGCGGTTGGAGCTGCACAACAAGTAAACTTCTTATTTGATACTGCTGCAAATGACTCTAAATGTTATTACAATGGTGTTGAATTGTTATTTGTTCCTGCACCTACTAATAACTTGGCTTATGCTCAAAGAGCTGCTGCGGTTTCTTTGAATACAGATTTACTTGATGACGTTAACCGTTTTGAAGTTGGTAAATTGGTTAATGATGGTGATACGCAATTTGTAAGAGCAATCTATACACTTGCTGCGAATGTTGGTCAAGCTACAAAAGGAGTTCTTTACGGAGGATAGTAATTAATAAAAGGGGCGTTTTAACGCCCCTAAATTAAAAAATAACATTATGGCGTGTGATTTATCTTTAGGGCGGTTAGAGCCTTGCAAAACGAGTAACGGTGGGATTATAAACGCTTATTTTATTACAAGCGGATTTATTGACCCAAGCGCAGTTGTTTATGGTGCTGTTAATACTGATGCGATTGCATCTGTTACAGGAACTATAACAGCAGTTAAATATGATTTGAGAGGTACAAATTCATTTGAACAAACGGTAACGAGTTCAAGAGAAAATGGCACTACATTTGTAGAGCAAAAATTATCTTTAATGTTGAAAAAATTAACAATTAAGGATAATAAAGAATTGAAATTATTAGCTTATGGTAGACCTCAGGTTATTATTGAGGACAACAATGGGAATTTATTTTTTGCTGGATTGAAACACGGATTGGATTTGACAACAATGACAATTTCAACGGGTACAGCTTTAGGCGATGCTTCAGGGTACAAAATTGAATTATCAGGTCAGGAACCCGTTCCTGCTAACTTTTTAGAAGGTGCAATTAGTACGGTAATCGATACGATTGTGGTAGGCGTATAATTCATATGCTTTAAAAGATTAAACCCCCTTAATTGGGGGTTTTTTTATTACTTCAATTTATTTTTCCAAGCGTTATAAATTTCGTAGTTTATCCATAAAAAAACTACAAAAAACGCCCCTATTAAACCTGCTGCTATATTTTCCATTAGTTATTTCTTTTGATTTTTTAGCCACTTGATAGCTTTTTGTTTATTTTCTTTTTCGATTTCAAAGATTGTTTTTCTTTTTTCAAGTACGTTTTTTGAATATGCCATAATTACTTTAAATATGTTAGGTATGCTTTATACGCTAAATATACAGCTTGTATTTGTTTAAATTCTTCGGTATTTCTTTTTGTTTCAAATTCTTCTGAACTTTCAAAAAACAAATCCCAATTTTCAATATTCATTTCTTTACATCCTATTCTTATATTATCACCAATTATTGAAGTATTCCATTTACAAAAAATTGGTAATCTTGCAGTATCTTTATTTAATACTCCCGACAAATTCACACAAGAACAATAACCCTCCAAC